GTTAATGGGGTTGTGCCCATTTCTACCACCATATCCGAAAGTAGTGTCAAAGACTAGAAGTCCCATTTATCGTACTTTAACCTTGCAGTCCCATTTATCGTACTTCTACCCAGCCTATAATTAGCATTATACACTATGTAATAATAATTCCTAATTTTACAAAAAGTACAATCTGTATTATTGACTATATACATATTGTAAAGTATAATATAATCATAGGGAACGGAAGGCACGAATGATGCTCCTAAGCCGTGGTCGGGCGCGTGAAGCGTTACGGATAGGTTTGCATGACTGCTAGCTCATTTCCTTCCGTCACCCTTAACATGGTAGAACTCTTTAAGAGTAACGGAAAACTGGTCATTGGACGTTAATGGGGTTGTGCCCATTTCTACCACCATATCCGACATTGTGTAGTAGAACTCTTAAAACCGTTAGGCCGGTATCTAACATGTATCAGTATTCTTAAACACATTAGTCGGAGAAAAAGCCGCGCTAACACGCTTGTTAGCTTGATGGTTATATAGGTTTGTCATTCTCCTACTCCCGCCATCCAAAAGGACAAAATGGTCGCGTCCTCGGCTTTAATATTAAATATGAAAGGAGTGTATTACAATGTCAATGTGGTGGGATTTAAAAAACACATTATCTTATAATGCGCTCTTTAATTTTGTAGTTGGTTCTCGTGGTTGTGGTAAAACTTATGGCTTTAAGAAATGGGCTGCCGAAGATTTTATCAAAAACGGGAATCAATTTATTTATATTCGCCGTTATAAAACTGAAATGAATAAAAAGGCCAAAGAAAATTTCTGGGCTGCTGTTGCTCATGAATTTCCTGACCATGAGTTAAAAGGAACGCCTGAAGGTGCTTACTATATAGACGGTAAATTAGCCGGCCAAACTCGTTATATTTCAAGTGCAAAATCTGAAGAACTCCCACTCGTTAATAAAATCTGCTTTGACGAGTTTATTTCCATGGACGAAACCCATCATGGTTATCTTAAAGATGAAGTTACATTTTTCTGTGAACTATATGAAACTATTGCTCGTATGCGCAGAGTTGTAGTGTTTTTCTTTGGCAACGCTGTTACATGGGCAAACCCATATTTCACAGAATTCGATATTAAAAAGCCAATTAACAAAAAGCAAATTGCCACAACTAGAGAGGGATTAGTCTTAATTCAAATTGTTAATAATGAAGAATACATTGAAGCAAAAGAGAAAACTGACTTTGGCCGTTTGATGAAAGGCAGCAAGTTTGGTAAATATGCTGTTCACAACGAATTTTATCTTGATAGTGTAGTTGGCATTGCTAAGAAAACTCCCGAAGCTAAATATCAATTCGGTTTTAAGATTCATGATGATTATTTAGGCTTATGGGTAGACTTCTCTTCTGGTAAATGTTATCTTTCTAGGAAATACAGTCCAGGCAGTGGCGTTATTTATGCGTTGACAAATGATGACCATGATTATAACACCATTTTGATTGCACGCACTCCACGCCCTAACTGGTTATTATATATAATTAAACAATATCGGTTGGGGGGTCTGTACTGTGAAGATGAGATAATTAGGCGATACCTGATGGACATTTTGAAGATTGTAGGTGTATAATGTTAGGAGTTGAGTTTATGCCCTTTGTTATTGTTCTGGGTTTTATTGCATTTGACATTCTAACAGGGCTGATTAAAGCAAAGCACGATGGTTCTTATAATTCCAGTATTATGCGTGAGGGAGGTTATCACAAGTGCATGGAGATTCTTGCAGTGGTAGGCTCTTATGGTATCGAATATGCAATGCAGTATATTGAGCTTGGTATCCCAATTCCCCTTGTAGGTTCCGTTGTTACTTATATTTGTATTATGGAATTTATCAGCATTATGGAGAATATGTGTGCTGTAAATCCTGAACTTTCTGCTTTGTTTAAGCCATATTTGGAAAAACTTAAAGGAGATGAAGAAAATGAGGAAAGCAAACGGTGATGTCCTTTTCTGTTGGCCTTTAGAGAAGCACATTATCACAGCTGGCTGGACTTACAATGATGGTTCTTCCCACCATGCTATTGACTTGCGTGCAGCTCCCTGCACACCTGTTTATGCAGCTGAGAATGGTGTAGTAAATCAGGTACAGAGTTGGGATGGTAGAACCAAATCTGGGATGCAGTCTTATGGCAACATGGTTAGAATTAGGCATAACAATTATAATGGTTCTAAGCTGGAAACGCGCTATGCGCACCTTAAAGAATGTCTCGTCAAAAACGGTCAACACGTTTACGAGGGTCAGCTTATTGGGTATTCTGGCGCAACTGGTAATTGCTATGGTGCACACCTTCACTTTGAAGTAATTTACCATGATTGTCGCGTTAATCCATTGAACTGGTTGGATAGCAATTTTTGTTGTGCAACGCAGACAGTAATGAAACATCTTGGTAGTTACACTTCGGTTCCTAGAGAATCTACTAAAGGTGATTTTATTAAGATTCATGCAACTGGCGTTGATATGCAAGCTATTATCGCTCTCTGTGAGAATCTTAAACTTACTTATGAACGGAGTAATAAATAATGAAAACGCGTGATGAAATTTCTGCAATGCTTGGTGGCTTTGTCGATGCCAAACCTGATGAACAAGGAACTTTGATTGCTGGTGTGCTTGACGAATTTGATGAATGTCGTAATGAAGCAGAACAGTTTACCAGTGGTTGTCCAGATGGTGCATCTAATTGGCATGAAGCTTATGACAATCTTCGCAAAGATTATGTTAAAGCATTTCTGAATGATGACAATAAGCATAATGACGAATATCAGAAACCTAATGATAACGCAATTACAATTGATGAAGCTGCACAGGATTTTGTGAAGCAAATGTTTGGTAGAAAGTGAGGTGATAGATTATGAGTAGACCATTTAGTTATAATGATGAAAATTTTACTGTTATTGGGAATATACTTTTCTGTCATATTAAATTGAATAAAGATCTAAATGATAACGATAATATTATTGAAATTCCACCTGCACTATATTACCGCATTTGCCAAAAAACTATAATGTTTAATTTTCTCAGACAACGTGGTTCGGAAGATATTGATTCATATACAAGAGTGACATATATCTCTGAAGAAAATGGTAAATATTATATTAAAATTTTTCATGGAACGGTAGGTACTTTTTTTATTACGTCTTATGTAATTCTCAAAGATATTTAAGGAGTTGATGATTTATGGCATATTCCTTCCAAAACCCATATATGAGCACCCTCTCTAACATTCTGATTATCCACGCCGCTCTAGATAAAGGCGAAACTGCTGATACTACTGAAACTACTGCTGGTATTACTACTGATACTACTGATACTACTGCTGAAACTACTGCTGTTACCACTGCTGATACTACTGAAACTACTGCTGATACTACCGCCTTAGATAAAGACGAAACTGCTGATACTACCGCATTTACTATTCCCCGTGAAGTAATGGCTCGTGTTATGAAAACTAGTTACGGTAAATTTGTAGTTACCAATTCTATCCCCTGCTTGCGTGTAGTGCTTGAAGATGGCACCATTTCTAGTGCTAAAGTCTCTTCCGATGGTGTTGTAACTTTAACTGCTCCTGCAAAAGGCAAACTTATTATTGATGGCACTCTGGATATTGAGTGTAACTATTAAGAAAGGTAGGTAATTAAATTATGGCTTCTGCTGCTGTTGGTATTATTAACGCTGTATTTGGTAGTGATGCTACTTTTGGTGGTGCTCCTAAGATTGAGAATACCACTGAATCCATTAAATCCGCATGGTCGTTTATCAATTCTTATGAACCGCGTCTGAACTATTTCTGTAATGCTCTGGTTGACCGTATTGGCCTGACCGTTATGCGTTACATCTCTTTTGAAGACCCTTGGCAGGTTTTTGATAAGGGCGTTCTGGGCACCAGTGCTACTGTTCAGGAAATTTATGTAATGATGCAGAAAGCAACCCCTTACTTCTCTGCCGACCGTGCTACTAATGATGAAGTTATGAAAGCTGAATTTGGTAGCGACCCTGCTGAGGTTTACACTGCTTACCATGCTGTGAACTCTCGTATTAAGTACAAGGTAACTGTAAACCGTGAAGCTCTGGAAACTGCTTTCATGAGTGAAGCTAATTTGTCGGCTTTTGTACAGAACGTCATTGACCAGATTTATAAGCCTGCTGAGCTGGATGCTTTCATCATGAAGAAGTATCTGCTGTATCAGCTGGTAAAGAACAAGAAGCTTAAGAAAGTAACTGTTTCTGCCGTTACTGATGAAGCTTCTGGCAAGACCCTGGTTAAGAAATTCCGCCAGATTTATGGCAAGATGAAGTTCATTTCTAAGGAATATAACGCTGCTGGTATTCCTATGAATACTCCGGCTGAACGTCTGTACACCATTGTTCCTGTTGATATTTCTGCTTCTATTGATGTTGATGTTCTGGCAAGCGCATTTAACATGGATAAGGCAGACTTCATGGGGCATCGTCTGGAAGTTGATAGTTTTGCTCTTAATGAGTATGAAGTTGAACGTTTGGAACATCTGCTTACTGGTAATGACCCCTCTGGCAATGGTTCTGTAACTGTTGCAAATGGTGGCGATAAGACTTATACTCACGTTACTCCTAACGATGAAGATATGACCGCTATTCAGGCGCTTATGGTTGACCGTGATTTCTTCCAGATTTACACTAAGCTGAATACCATGCGTGAAACTGACCTTGGCTCCACTTTGGATTGGAACTACTTCCATCATATCTGGCGTATCTATTCTGCATCTCCGTTTGCAAACGCTGTGCAGTTTACTACTAAGGCTTGATAATTGACATTTTCTTAAGCATGTAGGCTTATCCTCCTAAAACGTGGGGCGCGCATACGTTATCACGCGTTGCTTTGATTATGGCTACCTATAAACAATGTATCACTGACCAAAGCACAATCAGAGTTTCAGCAGGTTATCCATATTATTCTGATGGTTCAGTTCATGGTGGTATTGACACAGTACACACAAATCATCAATCTTATGCACCAATGGCAGGTACGGTTGAAACAGCCCACACTTGGCAAGGTGGCACGACTGGTAACGATTCTTGGGGCAACTACATTGTAGTTAAAATGAGCGATAATAGCTATTGGCTTGCAGCTCATTTTGTTAGTCAAATTCATAATGTTGGTGAAACAATTACTCGTGGTCAATATATTGGAGAGCAAGGACAAACAGGTAATGCCAGTGGTATTCATACGCATTGGGAATATTGGATAGGTGGTTATGGCACAGCTTATCGAACTGACCCCTCTGCTATTCTTGGTATTCCTAATGAAGTAGGTACATGGGATGTTGAATGGGATGCTACAAATCCACCAACACCACCTGAACCGCCAACACCACCCGGCCCAAGTCCTACTCCCACAACTAAACGTAAACTTCCAATTTGGATGATGTGTAAACCACCCTACAGATTTTGAAAGGAGCTGAAAACGCAAATTGCCAAATATGCAACTTTATATCTGTAAGGGTATCCCTACAGATAAAACCTATAATCATGTGCTTAGGTTTCAGTCTGATTCTTCCCGTTTTGCTTATTTCACTTCTAAATCTGTTCTTCATCTTACCAATTATACTTATCAGCGGTTAGAGCATTATCTCTCTGTTGGTGTTAATGCTGAAACGATTGAACAGTGTAATTACATTGTATTCCAGAACGCTGACTTTTCAGATAAATGGTATTATGCCTTTATTGATAAAGTAGAATATGTTGCAAACGAAACCAGCAGAATTTATTTCACGGTTGACGTTATGCAAACTTGGTTTAATCAGGTAACATTACAGCCTTGTTTTATTGAGCGTTCTCATACAAACACTGATGAAATTGGCGATAATATCATCAATGATGAACTAGATACAGGCCCATATATTGACGATATTCAACAGTACATCGACTTTGATAAGCGTATCTGCATTGTTACAACCTTTGATAAGCCTGAAAAAGACTCTCCCCCTGCATCTGGTTCTTTACGATTTGGAATTTATTCAGGCTGCAAAGAAAACTTTTTTACTACAGCTGAATCTGCTAATGACTTTATTGCTAAGGCTGTAGAAGCAGGGCAAGCTCCTGACGGTATTTTGGGAATTTATATGGTTCCTCTTACCTTTGATACTGGTAAGTACGATAAGACTTTTGTAGTTCCTAATAATGTAGCTGGTTATGTTCCTAAGAATAATAAGCTTTTCACATATCCTTATTTTTATCTCCGTTATTATTCTACACAAGGAGATAACCATGTTTTTCGTTTTGAACTTGGAGATAGAAAGAAAAGTCTGCATATCGGATACAATGTAATGTCAAATGCTGGGCAGACTACAGCAATATTTGCAGCAGAGGATTATAAAGGCTCTACTGGTTATAATCAGGAAGATGTGTTTGCAATTAGCAATTGGCCTACTTGTGCTTATAACACTGATATTTATAAGGTATATGTAGCACAGAACTCTAGTTCTATGGCCGTTGAAAATGCAGGTTTGGTAGCTGGTACAATGTTTGCTGGTATTAACCTGCTGACTGCCCCAGCAAAGGATGTTCAGGCTATGAGCGGTAAACATCCTTCTCTTTTTCCTGATAATACTTATGGAGCTATTGAAGGCTTAGCAAATCAAATGCTTAACATTGCTGGCACGCTTGCAAAACGTGATGACATGGACAGATTGCCGCCACAAAGCCACGGCTCTGTAAGTCCTTATTTCCGTTTTACCGATTCTGGTATTTTACCGACAAAGGATGCAAGTGCTCCATATGCTATGGCTAGTTATCATCATGTTACTAAAGAATTTGCAAAAGTTATTGATGACTACTGGACTATGTTTGGCTATCCCATTCACCAAGTTCAGGTTCCTAACATTGACTCTCGAAGAAATTGGAATTATGTTAAAACGCAAAACTGCTGTTGCTTAGGTGATGTTCCTGCGGATGTTTCTACAATGATTAACGATATCTTTAATCGTGGTGTTACATTCTGGCATAATCCCGGTCTTGTTGGAAATTATGAAGCAGACAATTCTATCTATAAACGTATTCCAGAAGTAGGTGAGTAAATGAGTAAACGTTCACAAAAACCACAGCCGCCTTGGGTTGATTCATATGACTTAACGGTTGCAACTTATGCTAACTGGTTTAATCGCTTGTATGATGTAGCACTTGCAAGATTCAAATGGGAAGGACTTGAAGATTCTCCTTTTTTGGATGAACGATTCATTGAACAGTTCTTGTTCTGGCAACCTTTAATGGCCGGATACCATGACCCTGTTATGGGTAACTTGATTCTTCCTGCTATGCCAAGTGATAACTTTGACATTATTGGCGACCCTAAATATCTTCGTGCTTATGGCTACAATTCTAATTATCAGAAAACTGGCCTTAATAAACAAAACTGTGCTTATCTCTGGTGTAATATGCGCCGCTCTCCTGATGCTATTGTTATTAAACAGTTCGCACAACGTCTTACCAATATAGACAGAACGATTGACTTAAACCTTGCTGCACAGAAAACTCCTAGAATTGCTTATGCAAATGAGAATACAAAACTTTCTGTACAGAACTTGGTTTATCAGCAAGATAAATATGACCCTTGGCTGTATCTTAAAGGCAATCCCTCTACTGATGATATTAAGAACATGATTGGTGTTCTTGATTTAGGTGTTCAGTACATTGGCTTGCAGTTAGAGCAGCAGAAAAAAGAAACTCTTGCTGAAGCTCTTACCTATTTAGGTATTGAGAGTAACTACAATATGAAAGCAGAGCGGCAGTTTACTACTGAAGTTCAGATGACCTTAGGTCAGGTAGAAGCAGACCGACTTTCTCCATTGTATTCTCGCCAGAAATTCTGTAAGGATTATAACAGGCTCTTTGGCACTAATATCTCTGTATCTATGCGTTCCCAGCTTGAATTAACCAAGATTATGGAAGGACGCGAAGATGAAGAGAATTTAAGCGATACTAATATTGAGGATGGTGATAAGGACAATGAGTAAATATACAACTCAAGTACGCTTTATCTGTGAATCAAAAGCAGGTATTGTTGAACCTTACACCAATATTTCTTATTCGGAAATTATTGAGCGTGCTCGTCCTAAAATCTTTAATTTTAGTTATCCTATCTGGAATGAAAACAAGCGCAAAGAGCTTGAAACCAACATTCTTAAGCATTTCTATGCAAATGAAATTGGTTCTGAAACCTTCGGCCTTTGGCAGCTGCGTCTGGATGATTGGATGAACAGCCATATGCCTTATTACAATCCTCTCTTTGAAGCACTTGATAAGCAGTATGAAATGTTCTTAACTGATGACTTTTCCATTACCAGTGATGAAAATACTGAACATCATGATGTGAATACAGAGGATAGAACCAAGAATAGTAAGGTCAATATTGGCGGCACAAACAATTCCAATTATACTTCCAATTCTAGCAGCAATGGAGAGAATACCAATACTCATACTGATACTCCACAGGGTAGTATTGATAATTTTCTTGCTGGTAAGTATATGTCGGATGCTGACCATAGTAAGGCGAATTCTGTCAATAATTTTAGCTCTAATGCTAGCTCTAACAGTAATAGCAATACCACTCAGGATGATAAAAACAACACGAAAGAAAATCGTGATGGCAATGAGCACCGAATTCTTGACCATGTAGAAAAAGGTTATCGTGGTCGTTCTCTTGTATCTATTATGAACGATTATATGAAAGAAAACACAAATATCTATAATTGTTTATATAGAGATATGGAAGTTCTGTTTATGCGTTTATGGTAAAGAGGTGATTAGGTTTGAAGTACAATCCTTTGGATAAACTTTTCCGTTCTGTAATTCCTGTTGCCTATGATGATAGCATTAGTTACTATGAAATGGTATCTAAGGTTATTGAGGTAATGCAGCAGTACATTGAAACCAGCTCCATTAGTTATGCAGACCCTATTCAGTGGGATATTACCAAACAATATCCTCGTAACACGGTTGTTGTTACTGTTAATGGTGATGGATATTTAAGCACTCAGCCTGTACCTATTGGAGTTGATATTGATAATGAAGATTACTGGACTAAGATTGGTAACTTCTCTGAACTCTGGGGAAGTGTTAAGCTTGCTATCACTCCCATTGATGAAGGGCTGAAAACTACTGCAAGTGCTAATCGTAATATTAACGACCTTGTTTGGCTTAATAATGATTTGTATGTAATTCTTAAGCCTATGGATGCAGGTACACGGTATATTGAGGGCACCAACTGCGCTAAGACCACAATTGCTGAACGTTTGCACTATATCCTGTCATTAAAAGTTGCTAAATATAATGAAGATGACACCTCTATCTCTTTTGGTTTCTTTAATCCTAATAATGGTACAATCGTTACTGGTGGAGATATTCATATCTATGATGCCTCCGTTGAAACTATCAAAATTGTCGGCAAATAAGGATAGGTGATATTATGCCAACTAATTATGTATCTAAGTTCAACCTTAACGACCAAGAAGTAGTTGTTAAAGACAGTGAAGCTCGTACTACTGCTAACACGGCAAGCACTAATGCTACTAATGCTCTTAACAAAGTTACTGAACTGGAAAAGCTCTCTCGTGTTGAAGTTGCCTATATGCAAGATACTGAAACTATTAGTATTACTGCTGGCACCCATAATGTTAAATAAGTGAGGTAATAATATATGGCTGAAACTACTAATTATGTAGCGCAAATCAATGTTGATGGTACCATCTGTGAAATTAAAGACTCTGTAGCGCGTACTGATGCAGCTAGTGCTAAGTCTACAGCTAACACTGCTAAGTCTACTGCTGACAGTGCTAAGTCTACTGCTGACACTGCTAAGTCTACTGCTGACACTGCATCCACTAATGCAACTAATGCAGTTAATAAAGCTAATAGCGCTACCACTACTGCCAACACTGCTAAGTCTACTGCTGATGCTGCTAAAAAAGATGCAAGTGCTGCTAAAACTACTGCTAATACTGCATCTACTAATGCAACTAATGCACTTAATAAAGTTACTGCACTTGAGCAACTCCCTCGTGTTACTGTTACTTATAGTCCTGACGATAACACTATTAAAGTTGTTACCACTAATACTCATACGACTGCTTGATAGAAAGGGTGACTTAAATTGGCAAATCCCACTGTTGACAAATTTAAGATTGATAATTCCGTTTATGATGTAAAAGACACTCAGGCTCGTGCTGATATCGCTAAGAAGATTGATAAAGATACCACCGGCAATCTTGAGCAGACGGTTGACGGCAACTATAACCAGACAGTTGGAAGTCTGTCGGTGTCTAGTACCGGTAATCTCGGCCTTAGCCAAAACGGGTTCGTTGCATTTTACGCAAGTAACAACCAAATTAGTATCGGTACAACTCTCCGTAATATTCCTGTAGCTATTTCTGGTACACCGCAGTTCAGGTCGTTACGCCCTGTTAATATTGATGATAATTATGCATACGTCAAAATGCAGACAGGCTCTGACAACAATGACACTAAGTTTCTTGTAAGTCGCACTGGTAAAATTCCTAGTTTTGTTGAGCCATCCCCTGTTAGCATTGAAAAATATCAGCAGTTGAAAAAAGATGGCACTGATGATATTACTGCTACCATTAACACTCACACTAAGAATGAACCTCTGTTTATTCCTGCTGGTACTTATAAGATTAGTGCTCCTTTGCAGCTGAAACATAGCTTGTATGGTGCTGGTTCTTCTCGTGACCCTGCACGCGGCACAAGCGATACTATCTTGCAGTATACTGATAATCCTACTGCTTTTGGTAGTCAGGGAGTTATTACTGTATCGGGTGATGACGTAACTGGTAATATTGTTATTGCTAATTTGGATATTACTTGTAATGGGATGATTGGTGGCATTGTATTTACTACCAATAAGTACACTGATAACAGCATTTACAATGTAAGTATCAATAAGGTTAAGTCCTATGGTGTTTATTTGCAGCCTAGCAATAGCACTCTTAACCGTTACTGCTATATGGACAATGTAATGGTATGGGGATTTAGCGATAATACTCCGGTGGAACGCTGGACTGGTTCTGTTGCATTTTTCTGGGGCGATAAATCTCCCGACTGTGAATGTAATAACCTTGTTAATATGGTATGTCAAGTTGGATTTGACTGCCGTGCTAATGTGTATGGTTGCAACTGGACTAGCTATACCGGTATTCCCTCTGGCGGTACAGGTGGTGCTGATGCTAATACTTGGTGGAATAACTCAATCGCTTGCAAGGTTACTAACAATGATATTCATGTTACTAACTTTTATGCAGATACTTGCCGCTATGGTTTTGTATTTGACGGCCCTGGAAAGGCAGCAGCTTACATTAACAATCTGATTTATACCTGTGACGATGGGACAGCTACTACTGAAACTGGTTATGCAGCTGTTGCTCTTATTGGTAGCAGCCCTAATCCTCAGTTCATTGTTAATGGTGGTATTATTAACCGCTCTGCTAAAGTTAGCACTACCATTCAGTCAACTGGTACTTATCCTGTTACCAATGCTGTATGTAAGCTTGATGATGTTTACATTTATACTAAGCGTGAATATATCTTTGGTAGTGGTGCCGAAGAACGTAGCCAAGCTATTTGTAAAGCTGGTGAACACCGTTGCATTGATTTAGCTATCACTAATCAGATGCAATATATTGTTGATGGCCAAACTACGTCAGGCAATCCAAGCCAGTATAAAGCATTTGCTTATATTCCGTTGCCCGATAGCAATATTGCTCCAACACAAGGCTCTATTCGTATTCGCGATAATGATGATGTTGACATTACGGTTTACCTTTCTATCAATAGTTATGCACCTAATGAATTTATCTGTGCTGTAAATAACCGCACTTTGTACAAAGAGCTTGCAGGCTTAACTACGGAAGGTACAAAAAATATTTCCTATCGTCTTTCAAAGATTGGTGATGGTCGAGTTTTCTATGCAAAAGATAACAACGCGATTATTTTGTATTGCTATCGTCCGGCATCCTACGCTTATGTAGTAACTTGTGAAGGCTTTAATAATGGTATTAGCCCCGTTATGCTTGACCGTATTCGCAATGAAGATGGTACTCCTATGGACTACCCTCGTTGGAATAACAATAATGGTATGACCAACATTAACGTTCTTGTTCCTAGTATCAGCTAAATAATAAAACACCCCTAGGTGGTTATCCACTTAGGGGTGCTTTTCTATTTAGAATGGCAAATCATCGTCAATGTCTGGCGGCAATTCATTAGTGAGCTTGTCAGTCATCTTCACTTTCATCATCTTCATCTTCCTGCAAGGCATCAAAAGCGTTAAGAATAGAATCGCTCAAAACTTTACGAAATTCCTTAGTGATGGGGTAGCAAATATCATGCCATTCATCTTTCTTATTCTTTGCACTAGGCATTGCTACAAACAAACCCTTGCTTCCGTCCATAATCTTAATACCAGAGATGCAAAATACATTTGCAAGTGTAACAGAAACCATAGCGCAGCAATTAGACTTCTTGTTATTGATAGGGAAGATACGAATATCAGTGATGACGGAGGAAGCGGACTTAGCAGAATTGGTGGCCTTAGCGGATGCTTTCTTGTTGGTGTACATAGTTAGTTCTCCTTTGTTAAATAATGATAAGTAAGAAATTTATATTGAGGACAGTTTTTATACTGCCCACAACAATCGGTTTTAAGGTTGTACTCTTGGCGTGACACTCTCATACCCTCACAACGAATGTAATTTGTTGTATGAGAAATATAATAAGGACAGGTAGCTCTTCTACTGATTCTATAAGAATCTTTTTCTTTCAATTAAATCATCTCCTATCACTCCATTCCCACTGGAATACACTTGCAGGATTGCCATCAATTAACATAGCATATTCTTTGTCGGATTGCACTTTATGATAAGTTCCATAAAGTTCATTACCATTTTCATCGTGGTTTATGCTAACAACTTCAGGCAAATAATCTATATACGATTCTCCACGTAATGAATAACAGAATGAATAATACATTCTATTAACAGGACTATTTGTTGAGCGTAATGTGTAGCCACACGGTTCAAGCACAGTTACAGAATATTCATCTAAGTGTTCTGTTTCTCCGTTGTCATCCGTAAAATCTCCTATGATATGTGTTCCTGGGGTTTTGCGAATAAGCTTCTTATTTATGGATTCATCATAACTAATGTTAGGGCGAAAATATTCTTGTACTAGGTACTCAAAATCTTCATCGTTTACTATTTGTGTAAACAATTCAGAAAGCTGTTTCTTGCTTGCACCTGCTACAGTAGCCTTAACTTTTAAGTGCTTATCTGCATCTAAGTATGTTGCACAATAGCATTTACTTCCCCATGTTACAAAATCCTCATAGTGACCATCAAAGTCCATAATGCCAAAATTGTAACAATCTTTATTCTCACTGTTGTTAAGAATATTCTCATTAAATCTATCAATGGCTTTTTGAACATTCTCATTGTAGCCAACAAAATAACCGCTGTCTGTATCGTGATATAGAGGTTCAATGCCTTGGCTTAATACTAGATAGAGCATAAAGCAAATAAGGTGCAGTCTACTATAAGCAACCGTATATAAACCATCTGTGAAAATATTTAGGGAATTTCTGGATTTAAGAAACTTAACCCCGGTTGGAATCCATTCAAATTTATCACCTTCCCCCTGCACACCAACTTCCTGTCTTAATGGCTTCATTGCTGAACATCCATACTGACCATTTAATCCACCTTTACTTGCCATTAAGGCGAAGTGAACTAAATCTTTGTTATGGGTATTCATAATTTCTTGTGCTACAGAATCATCATAAAGCTTCAATCCCTCAAATGTAAAATCATTTAACGTTTCTACATGGTCAGCAACTTTATGCTCAAGTTTTTTGAATCCTGTTTTCTGGCGTGCATAATATTTAACTGTATTGCGTAAAGGCTTGTTAATAAACTTGTGGGCTGTCGCATAATAAAGTTCATCACATTCTGAACTACTATAATCATAAAGCATTTGAATTAACATAAAGTCAATATCGCAGCCATGAAATGTAAGTTCATCTGCTTTGACTACTTTACCATTGTCGAAGTTACCATTTTTAATATTGCTGCATTTGGATGTACTGATATAGCTATAAATGCAGTTACCAAAATCCTTAGCGTTAATATTATAAAAGGTAACATTGGCCATGAAGTTATATTTTATTGGCCTTTCAAACAAGATTGATTCACGGTATGCTGCTTGCAGGACTGAATAGAATTTAACATCTTTACGTCCATATAACTCAATCCGCTGGTCGGGATAATCGAAGAACCCTGAGTTAGCGCCGCTTTCGCAGCCAGATAAGAACTCATAGTTTGCAGACTGGAAATTTTGATAGCATTCATTAGGATTAACCTCTTTTCTCCATTTATAAGGGAATTTCCTACCATACATTGCTGATGGGTGCATAGAACTTGCATCGAAGCACCATACATCCTTAAATATTTTACCAACTGCGTAAGGATTAGCATGAGTATAACCACCTGCAAGACAGTCTTGAAAGAACTTCATAAACGGTTCATTATTCTTAAGTTCTATCGCCGCTGTGAATTGTGCAGTATGAACTTCTTTATCGGTAGCAATATTTCTGTTAAGCCTTGTTTCACGCTTAATCATTGATGTGTTAGATACTCCAATATCTGATACATTATCAACTTTAGTGAAGTTTGCCATATAGCGACATAGTGCATACAAAACTAGCTTGCAGTCACGTTCATTGTAAATGTATTCAGAATCAGGCAAATCTGACCACCAATAATATTTTTGGTCATAACCACCTTTGACTTCTTTAAGTTTAGGAACTCCAAGCTCTGTACCTATAAGTTCAAGACTTTTACAGGAAAGAATCTTGAAGCTGTCATAAAATTCAAGATGGTCAAAAGCTGCTACTAATGGCTGGTGCGGAGCAACCGCAATGAAACGTTTAGTATTAAAGTTCTTAATGCAGAAATTTATGTTACGCATCATTGCTTCAAATTCATAGCTCAAGTTATGCACAAAAATTTTGACGTATTCATCATTATTCTTAGCGTCCTCATTGATTCTCTCAAATTCGGAAGAAATTGAATCATAAGTTCTAAAGAAATTATAATCCATTTCATTCTCAAAGTCGCTAAATGGTGCATGAGGTATAGGACGATAAACAAATGAAGCTAGTCCGTGAAGATAAGTGCTTTGCAGATGCTCTTGAAGTTCATCCTCACCATACATTAAGGATGATGTTTCAATATCATAGCAATATATGATAGTTGAATACTTGTGTTCATTGCGCTTTCTCACATATAGCACCACCTTCTTTCATTCGTGAATATTACCACAAATTATATTTAGATGCAAGTTCTGTGAATTCTTCATAAGCTTTTTTATGCCGCTTTATGAAGTTTTCATTACCCTGTGTAATAGACCTAAGTTTATTACTTGCATCAACAAGCACTTTACCAATTTGGTCAGAATTTCTTAGCAGATTGTCATATTCTGCATAAGCTCTATCCATATCTGCCAAAGTATCAAGTCCTAGCTTTTGACCCAATACACATAATTTTTTCAAATCGTCTGGTGGAATATTCCTGCTATATGTGCCCATAAGATTGTTAAGAATACCAGAAATTGCACCCCATTTCTTTTTACCGAAATAGACATCTGGATTTCTAAGAATCTTATATGCTGCATCGCTATAGTTAAATACATCCTCAAGACGATTAGCAACTCTCAATGACCTATAACTATCAGTGACAGATTTATTTAATGATTTAATATGCTCTGAATATTTAGATAGATACTCTTGCATAAGCTTTTGTGATGTTTTATCTTCAACATTATTAGCTGCATCAATAAGGTCATTATACAGTTTTTCAGCTTCATCAAGAGCAGTTTTAGCAGTAAATTTCAGAGCATTTGCAATTTCAGGAGATTGTCTACCTCTAAGACTTTCTTTTAAGTTACCTGTTACAGTGATACCTGCTTTTCTGGATTTACGTCTTGTTGCGCCTATCTTTTCCAGTAACATAGTTGCTTCGGCTTGGCGCTTAAACTCTTTGTTCTTTGCCATAACGTTAATCCTGCTTTCGTAAAGCTAACTCTTTTTTAATGTCATTATCATAACGGTCAAGCAGATAACACAACTCTCTAATCTGACAATCTTGGCAATCCTTATCCATGAAGTGTTTTAACCATAAGGGGCAGGATTTAATATACCAGTTATCGCATAGTTTATTAAGTAGATTAAGGGTTTTTGTATCTAAGTCTTTAATTGTCATAATAAACACCTTCCACGTTTTCAGGCCAAACAGAATCTAAGCAATCGCCTATAAAATATTGGTTAAATGTGCAATTAGAACTTGGTGCTACTGAGTAATAAACTACTCTACCATCATGCTCTATAATATCAATAACCTTACCAATTTTAGCAATGGTAATAGCTCTTTTCTCTTGGCCGTCTCCATAGAAATAACCATATTCTCTTACATTGTATTTAATGATTGAGCCTATAGGAATTGGATGAATGGGAACATCGTAACGCATTGTATAAACTCCTATCTTAAACTAATAGCTTAAATCATCATTATTAACTCCTCTTAGGATGTCAATGATAGCTCCTAAAACCCACAATAAATTAAGCATTGTATCAGCTCCTAACTATATAATAAATTTTAGAATCATTCTCCGAGGATAAAAAGATGAATCAACATCAAGAAAAAATACCCTAAACTTAAGATATTCATTCTCTTTGCTAATATTTTTGAATTTCCCTACCCATTTAATACCACCATTTATATCGCCAATATAAATTAAAGTATCTGCTGTAACTGAACCGCAACTCATTAGAATATCATGGATTGTCATTTTGGAAACTCCTTCTCAATAGCTCATGCTTTACTGCTACCATTGTTAGTTTACAGCTCTGGCAATAGTCGTAATTTTTACAACTATCGCAAGTATCTCCCATATAATGTTTAAGGCAGACCCAGGCAAAGAAGTCTTGGCAGAAAGCATATAAAGCATATAACGTTTCATCTTTACGATGCTTTAAGGTGCTTCTCCAAAATTCTAGTGATGTGTCATCTAATGGAGCAAGGTCTTTTCTTGTAATCATAAGTATCACCTATTTTCTTAATAATGAAGAGTGAGAGGGGAGAGGGGGATTATCAAGTTTAAGAAATTGAACCCCGATTTATTTTTGGGCTTCTTGCAACACCCCCCCCCGGTGGGCAGTACGGCAGGGTTGGTATTAAGGTTAATTCCCTGCTAATTATTTTTCTTAAAGGATGGACGCTTTAGCGCTTTAAAGCGGTAAAGTGTGTTAAGAATTTAACAGTTGAGCCATATTATCATATGAACAACTATTCATGTGTTAAGAATTTCACAGGTTAGCAGTTAGGCTTAACTATTGCTAGTTATTTATACTTAATAGTAAAGAGTTCTACTTAAAAATTTGTATAAAAAATGCGCTGCTTTTAACAGCGGCGCATATTTTATTTAGGGTCAATGCTGATTCAGCGCGGTTGCAATGACGCTTGCAAAGTCATCATCTAGATTTTTGCTGGCGGCGCGTTTGCCGGTTTTAGAGTCGTTGTACAAGTTTACCTTGCGCGGATAATTCCAGCCGGTATTATATTTGTAGCGAATCCAATTCCGAAACTTGGCAATGTGCTGCACGGTTGTGTTGGAATAGAAGGAGAACACCCACAAAATTCCGGTAGAGTATTGATAGGCGGCAACAACGCTTGCATAACTCTGTAATACAAGCCAGTCTGACGAATCAACATAAACGATTCTTGCTTTACATGTGTAAAGTCTTTCAGTGTGAGTTCTTGGATAGCCGGAATAGTAGGCTTCCAGCACCTTGTCTACAATCTCAGAACGCGTCATTGTGCAAACACCGCCTTTACAAAATCGTCAATAGACTCTTTGGTGTTGTGCATATCGTGCACAATAGTCGGCTTGTAAATGCTGGAAAAGCCGGAAGCGATAAAGCCGCTATCGCAAGCGTGGAATACGTCAATATTGCAATAGGCTGTATCCACAAGTCCGCAATTGTCGAATAATTCACGCTTGATTGTAAATCCGTTGTCAATGCCGGATTTTTTCGGCTTGATTGTAATAAGTTGCATTTTCATTTTTGTATATCTCCTTTATAATCTATTTTGGCTTTATGCCATATGGGGCCGGGCTTTACGGTAAACCCGGCGGAACGATTAAATTTTACTGTTGAGAAAGCGGGCGTTCAATAGGAACGGCAACGGCGTTAAATACTTCTCTAGGAATTCCCATGGTGTTTTCCTCTTTGGGCTGAACGTCCAGCACCTGCCATTTTGTGCACGGTTCGGCGTTGTGCAAGGCTTTTTCAACCTTTTCAGCGTCAAGAACACCATCAAACTGTTTTACAAGTTCGCCGGATTCCACGCTAAAATCGTCGTTGAAACGTGCATACTTTACACGGGCAACGGTGCCAGCCTTTACCGTGCGGCTCACGCAAGCGGTGCTTTTGGGTTTGTCGTTAATCGGGCGGGTAATGGTGATAATCTCGTTATCGCCGTCAATGGTTTTTTCAATTTTCCAAGTAGTCATACTAAATACCTCTCTTTTATGTTTTTGTTTTAGAAAACTGCTTATTTTTCCGGTTTTCTATTATAATGATACCATACTATATAAAATAATACCATGTAAAAATGTTGCCTTTATATGGATAAATGTATACTGTTAAATTTATAACAATCGCTTTAGTGCTTTAGTGTATTAAAGTGTGAAATAATTAACAATCGCTTTAATGCTCTAAAGTGGCAAAGTGTATGCTATTCATGCAATGCCCGTTGCTACACATATAAGCGCTTTAATGCTTTGAAGTGGTAAAGTGTGTGAATAATTTAACAATCGATTTAGTGGTTTAAAGTAGTGTAGTGTGTGAAATATTTAACAAAGTTGCTGGCCTGCCTGTTAGAAGTGACTAACTATACCATATGTGAAAAATTTAACAAAGGGGAAAAAAATGGAAAAAATTGGTAAAATGTTTTGACAC